CGGCCGCGTCCCGCCACGTACCGCCGGCCGGGACCATCATCGGCACCGGGCGGGCGAACTTCTTCAGCCCTGCCTCGATCCGCTTCAGCGTCTTCTCCGCGAGCGGCTTGGTCCGGTCCCCGATCCGCTGCCCGGGGATGGACCAGTCGATCGCCGCCGCCGCGGGCAACGCCTCCGGCTCCACGATCTGGTTCCGGCAGGACGTGTTCGGGCACCGGTAGACGTACTGGCTGCGGTAGCGGCCCATGTCCCGCTTCGGGTCCTTGAAGACCTGCATCGCCTGCACGTGCTTCTCGCAGCCCGTGCACCAGGCGCGCGGGCGCAGCCACTTGTCCCAGTCCGGCGTCCGCCCCAGCGACTCGTGCCAGTAGCCGACGTACAGCCGGTCACGGGACTGCGGCGCCGCGTGCACCGACCGCGGGTTCGCGTGCATCGAGTTCAGAGCGATGATCCGCGTCCGGTAGCCCAGCTTGTGGATCTCGCCGATCCACCGGTCCCACTGATCCCAGGCCCGGACATCGGTGACGTTCTCGACGATCCCCGCCTTCACCAGGCCGCCGCGCTCCTGCACGCCGCGCAGGTACAGCGGCACCTCCTCCATCAGCGCCCGGGACTCTTCCTCGGCAGACGGCTCGTCGTCCTCGTCGGCCGCGGCCAGGAGGTCGAGGAGGCTGCCCTGCATGGCGCCGGCGAAGTCCCGCTTCTTGCCCTTGGCCACGGACCAGTTCGTGCACTCCGGGGACGCCCAAAAGATGTCGGTAACGGGCCAGTCCCAGACGGGCGCCTTGCGGATGTCGCCCTGGTAGTGGCTGGTCGTGGGGAAGTTCGCGGCGTGCGACTCGATCGCCAGCTTCCAGTGGTTCGCCGCCCGCTCCACCCGGACGCCGGGCACCGCGTGCACGCCCTGGGAGGAGCCGCCAGCGCCGCAGTTCCCTGTCCAGTGGACCAGCCCGTTACGGCGGCACAGCCACGTTCCGTACTGGACAGTGGGGCACCACACGATGCCGCTGTAGGTGGCCCACTCCGCAACCGCCTGACGCAACGGCTTGGCGGTGACCCGCTCCAGCAGCGACACCCGCCACATCGGATAGGCCGCTCCCTTGTGCTGCATCTCCCACCGGTGGATGGACGTCGCCCGCCCGGCGAGGATCGCGGCGAACTGGAACGCCTCGGCTCGGTCCTGCCTGTTCTGCGACAGGGACGAGTCCCGCGCACCGTCCCGGACGCGGGTCGTGCCGTCCGCGAGCATCGACACCTCGATCAGCAAGTCGAGCTGCTCAGCCGTGAGTGTGAGAAGCCACGCCGGATCCAGGACGTGGTCCGGGGCTGCGGCGAGGAGCGGGGCGGCGGCGGCGACGTTCAGCCGCCAGTACCGGGTGCCTTCGTAGTCCGCAACGTTCCACGCCGGGACACCGGCCCGGCGGCCCGCCCGGCCCATCGGCGGACCGTAGAGCGCGGTCAGCGCCTTCTCGATCCGTTCGCACTTCCCAGGGTTCACTGACGGCGACTGCGACAGGTGGAGACCGCCGTTCGCCCGGTAGCTGCCCTCGGTCCATGCCCATCCGACGAGCTCGACGAGAGCGTCGTCGTGGATGCTTCGCACCGGGAGCTCGAAGGGCGCGCTACGGACGACCGACGACTCCAGGGTGAGCTGGTCGGAGGTGCGTACCTGCCACTGCATCGTGCGCCCGGACGGCGTACCGACGCGCTGCTGGACGGGCCACCGGTGGCCGCTCGTCACCAGCGCCGACAGGGCCTTGCCTTCGATCTTCAACATCTTCGCGTCAGTCACGTCGAAGACGTTCATCCTCTGGATCGGCACCCACCGGGCCACTCCGTCAGCGGTGTTGAGGCTGGCGACCAAGTCCCCCTCCGCGACCTGGTCGTAGCGCTGCCACCCGCGGGCAGTGAGGATCTCGGTTTCGGTGTCAGCGCAGAACCAATCCATCAGGGTGAGCTCGTCGTCGTGGTGGTACATCAGGCGGCTTCCTTTCGGTGGGTGGTGGCTTCTCCGTCGATGACCCGGAGGTTCGGCCGGCGGGGGCCGCGGGTTTCGGTTCCGGCGAGGGCGGCCTCGAGTTCGGCGAGGTGCGCGGCCTGCTCCTCCGGCGTCCACGCGGGCGCCGGAGTCGTCTCACGCCACTGGGCGGGCCGGGCGTGGCCGAACGTTCCCGTCGGCACCGCCTCCGCCATCAAGCGCTCATAGGCGTTCACGCGGCGGTCTCCTCGGCTTCCTGATACCGGCGGTGGTGGACGGTAAGGCGGGCACGCCCGTTCTCGTGACACGGCACCGTCGGCTCGACCTGGCAGGCCGGGCAGCAAGCCACCGTCTGAGCCCAGTCCGACACCCGCTGCGGATGCGGGGCAGGCAGAATCCGCCCCGACTTACGGAGCACACACGGCCGGTGCGCGGCAGCACCGCAGTGCGGGCAAGGAATCGAACGGGCCGGATGCTGCCGGGCACGCATCAGATGGCGCAGGCTGTCCGGCATCGGGGCAGAGGGGCGGCGAGTAGTCATCGGGTCTCCTCGGCACTCTCAGTGGCGGCGGCGATCCCGTCACATGTCGCCTTGTCGGCTTCCTGCCGGGCGGCGTAGCGGGCGTTCGCGGCGGCGATCTTGCGGAAGGTGGCGTCCTCTTCGAGGAGGCGAGGGTCGTTCTCCTCGCGCTCCTTGCGGTCGGACCAGCAGCGCACGCACAGCAGCGGCTGCTTGGGGATCGAGCACCAAGGGCAAGTGAAGGCGCCAGCACCCAGGTGCAGACCGCAGTCCGGCTCATACAGGAACAGCGGGCGAGTCTTCTTGCAGTCGTCGCAGCGGGCCTCGACCGGTGTTGTGGTCACTGGTTCTCCTCAGGGTTGTCGACCGGGCAGTTGCCGCAGTCGCAGGGCTTGTCGGGGAAGTGCTCGGTGTTCCGGTAGTGCTTCACAGCCGCATCCCAGACGGATTTCGGCAGGTCCCACTCCGGCGGCCGGCCCGGCGGCGACGCGCCCACCGGCCAAGCACCCGGACGGTGACCCGGCGGAGGCGGCGCGGCCGGACGCCGCACAGGCTCCACACGCCGGGCCCGGCCGATCGCCACCTGAGCCCGCAACAGGGCCCGCAGCTCACTACGGCCCTCACCGCGGACCGCCTTGATGTCATCGACCTGAATGCCGTCGTCATCCGGAATCGCGTAGTCATTCACGACGCCACGCCCCGGTTGTAGGCGGCGAGGAGTTCCGCAGCGGCACGGAGGAGCTGTTCCTCCTCGGGGCCGGCGATCTCCAGCGCTGCCCGCAGGTCCCAGACGAGATGCGATGCAGGGTGCACGCCCGGAACTCGGAGGGCTTGAGCGAGCTGGTTGAGCGCCTGGAGGCCGCGGCGCAGAGCCACGCCAACATGCCGCGTGCAGCCCGGGCAGAGCGGCGTGCCGTCGCCGTCGACCAGGTGGACTAGGTCCGGGACTGCGCTCTCGCCGCAGCGGTGGCATTCGACGGCCCGGGCCGTGGCCTGAACGGCTGCGCGTACCGGCTCGAACGGGCCCCGGTAGTCCTCGGGCTCCCTGCGCACTTTGAGGACGGTCAGCTCGTTCATGCCGCCCCCAGCCGCCGGTCATTGCCGTTCAGGGCGACGACGGTCGTCGTCTGGGCGAGCCGAGAGGTGATCCGGGCGCCGAGCTGGTCGTGAAGGTCCGAGCCGCGCTTAATGCCCTCCCGGTCGCGGGAGTCGACGGGCAGGTTGCTGGTGATGATCAGCGGGCGGCATTCGTTGTACCGCTCGTTCAAGATCCGGTAGGTGGCCTCTTCGGTGAACTCGCTGATCTTCTCCGTGCCGAGGTCGTCGACCAGCAGCAGCGGGATCCGCATCAGCCGCTTCACCTCGTACTCCGGGCCGCGGTCGCTGCCGTTCGGCCGCATCAGTGCGTACATGTCCGGGGCTGTCAGCGCGATGAGCTCGAACCGGTCCGGTCCCGCCTCGGCGATGCGGCGGAGCGCCCCGTAGGCCTGGTGGGTTTTGCCAGTGCCGAACGGGCCGGTGAGGAACAGGACTCCGGCGGTCCGCGGGTCAGCGATGGCCCGGTCTGCCCAGGCGATCACCTGCGGGTGGGTGGCGGTGGCGTCCTGGTAGCGGTAGGGGGTGGCGGTCTTCCAGCGGTTCACGGCGATCGTGGCGCGCT